ACAGCGAAGAATTTTTATATTCTCGACATTAGCTGACGTTAAAGACAAGTTACCAACATTACAAGATTATTATGATTCACTCGATGCATTGCCAAGCGAAGCTGAAAAGCGCGCGAAGAAATATGGTGATTGGAATGCATACGAAGGAATGGTTTTTGAGGAATTTAGAGATAAGCATCACGCTGATGAGCCTAATAATGCCCTCCACATTATTCCTCGTTTTGACATACCAGAATGGTGGCCAAGACTTATCGTCATCGATTGGGGTTATTCTGCTCTCACTTATGTTTGCTATGGTGCTATTTCTCCTTCTAAACGACTTTATATTTATCGTGAGCAATCGTGGCGACGAACAAAAATCGAAGTCTGGGCTCCGTATGTCAAAGAAATTTTGGATAGAGAAAATGTTAGGTCTATCAAAATCTGCAAATCAGCAGGACAAGATAGAGGACAAGAACATACAATCCAAGAACAAGTTGAAACAGCACTTGGAAGAAGTATAGATTTAGTTGTTAGTGGAACTGGCGCAAGAGTAGCTGGTAAGGTATTATTACATGAGTATTTCAGATGGGAACAGAAACCAGTTCCAGTATCTGAGAAATTAATTTATAATGAGGAACTTGGATTATCATTACTTAGAAATCAAGGTGAAGTAGCTTATCAGAATTACATGAAGTTATTTAAAGAAGTTGAAGAAGAAACTAATATTCCGAAACTTCAAATCATGGATAAGTCACCGGAAGGTAATGAAATTATTTTATTGCCGGAAGCTATTAAAGCATGTGTATATAGTAAGACAAATGTTGAAGATGTAGCGGAATTTGAAGGTGATGATCCATACGATACAATTCGATATTTAGTAGATGAAGCTGATAGATTCTTTGATGAATCTGGTAGGGAATTAGATAAAGTTCAAAAGCGTGAGCAGCTAGTAAAAGAATTTGAAGAAACTCAGGATTGGAATCGATTATTCATGCGCGCACGAGCTATTGAAAAATCACAGAATCCTATACGAGCGGTGAGCAGATTTCATGGGCGTCATTAAATTCTTTCATCAGATTTTTAGACCGAATTGTGATTGCAATATTTGTTCTAGACCTTCATGTAGTAAGTGTGAAGTATTAGAAAGCCAGTTATTATTCGAGCGCGCACAGAATCAGCAGCTTATTCAGAATTTGATTAACTTAACTAATCCAATTAAAGAAGAACCTGCTAAAAGAAATGTTGAATTAAAACCAATTCATACGGTTGGTATTCCTTGGCGTGTTAAGCAGCAAATGATGGAAGAGGAAGATAAAGCTGCTGCTAAGTTGAAACGTGAAAAAGAATTAGAGAAAGAAGCCAATAAGTTAACCACGGAAGAATTGGAAAAAGAATTAGGTATTCCGGATAAACCGGAATTACCACCAGGAGCATGAAATGCCAACGAAATTAACTTACACAGGTGGAATTGGACCAGGTAATTCAGTAACATCTTTAGTCTTTAACAACGTAGTTGACATGGAATTCAATTTCATTGATAAGGTTATTATCGTATCTTATTTAGATGCAGCAGGTATGAATAAAGTTCAGTCACTGGACTTGAATGTATTAACTACAATTACCTGGACAACGGCATCTGGTGTTGGCACGATTACAATGAGTTAGTTATGCCAATTAGCAAATACTTCAAAGGCTCTGGCAGTAAAGTAATGAGCAACATGAAAAAAGAATACGGTGAGGAAGAAGGTAAGCGCGTATTCTATGCTACTGCTAACAAAAGTAATATGGGGCCATCTGACGCATTAAAGAAAAAGAAGGGTGTGAAGTAATGGCTAAAGGTGATACTGGTGTAACACCTGCTGCCGGTGGTGGTGTTAATTTTCAAACATCTGGTGTAAATCCAGGTCTTAATTGGGGAAACATGTTTTCTCAATTAGGAAGTTCACCACAAACAATGGGTCAAGGTGCGCCAGGTGGTTCTATTGGGCCATCAGCTAATTATATGGCTACAATGAATCCTTGGCAGAAATTTTTTAATACAATGGGTGGTGGGGTTGGACCAGCAACACCACAGCAACCATATACACAAGGTGCTATGTCAGCACCACCTATTGCACCAACTAATACTCAGAATATCGCAGCAACATTCTTTAAGAATTTGGGTGCATACTAATGAAATTAGCACCAATTGGACCATCAGCTAAATTAAGTCCAATGAAGTTACCCAAGGTTAGATTGCCAAAACTGAAGTTAGTTGGACATAATAGATAATGGCTACTAACAAAGAAGTTCCAGAAGAAATACAAAGACTTCTTAAGGAAGTTGTTGATCACTTTGACAAAGAAGATCGCTACGTAAGAGAGCGACAAATACGGTTGTGGAAAAAATTAAAGTATTATTGGGCTGGATTTCAACGGTTATGGTGGTCTGAAGTCGCGCACGATTGGCGTGTATTCGATGTAAATTTCACAGCAGAAACAAATCAGAGCACAGATTCTAGTTTTTATGATAAGCCAGTTAATATCTTTCGCGCGTATCTTGAATCAATTATTGCTGCTCTATCTGTTACTATTCCTTCAATCGAATGTGTACCGGATGATGCTGATAGTGCTTTAGATATCTCTACAGCCAAAGCTGGCGACAAGATTGCAGACTTAATCTGTAAGCATAATGATGCTTCAATTCTATGGGTTCATGCTTTATTTCTTCTCTGCACAGAAGGAATGGTAGCAGCTCATTCTTATACTAAGGAAGATTATTCGTTTGGCTCCTATACAGTTCCTAAGTATAAGGATGAAGAAACAGAACAAGAAATAAGAATTTGCCCGAATTGTAAAGTTCAGATTGCTGATGCAGAATTAAGTCAGATGGAATTAGATGAATATCATCCTGATGAAGATGATGTTGAATCTCATGATTTACTTCGTAATGAGGGCGCACTTTGCCCACAGTGTTTACAGCAAGTTGAACCTGAATTACAGAAGCAAAAATTAGTTATTCCTCGATTCATTGGTACAACTGAGAAACCAAAGTCGCGTCAATGCATTGAAGTTTTTGGTGGACTATTCGTAAAGGTTCCTAATTATGCGCGTTTCCAAAAAGATTGTCCCTATTTAATCTTTGCATATGAAACGCATTATTCTAACGCAATCGAGCGATACCCTGATCTTAGAGACAAATTTACTGGACAGTCTAAAATCGGACCCGGCTCTGGTGGTATGTATGATCCCTATGAAAGATGGGGAAGAATTTCTACGCAGTACTTTGGTGAATATCCTATCAATGTTACGACAATCAGAAACTGTTGGTTGCGGCCAAGTAGTTTTAATGTCTTGAATGATGAGAAAGATGTTGACAAATTAAAGAAGCTTTATCCTGATGGTGCTAAAGTAGTTTTCGCAAACGACATGTTTGCTGAAGCTGAGAATTCATGTTTAGATGATGAATGGACTCTGACACGCAATCCGTTATCAGATTACATTCATTATGATCCGCTTGGATTGCTATTGACTTCAATTCAGGAAATTACTAATGATTTGATTTCTTTAACAGTTCAAACTATTGAGCATGGTATTCCGCAAACTATGGCGGACCCATCTGTATTAGATTTTGAATCGTATAGACAATCAGAAGTTTCGCCAGGTTCAGTTATTCCAGCTACAGCTAAAACTGGTAAGAGTTTAGCTGATGGATTTTATTCGTTTAAGTCAGCATCATTAAGTTCTGAAGTATTGCCATTTGGTCAAGAGATTCAAGAATTAGGTCAAGTTGTTTCTGGTGCATTACCAAGTATTTTTGGCGGTTCACAAGCTGGTGCTGGTGGTAAAACTGCATCAGGTTATTCGATGTCGCGCAATACAGCATTACAGAGATTACAAACTCCTTGGAAGATGCTTAATGTTTGGTGGAAAGAAATCTTTGGTAAAGTAATTCCAGCTTATATGAAAGAAGTTCAAGATGATGAGCGTTGGGTAGAAAAAGATAACAATGGTAATTTCATTAATGTCTTTCTACACAAAGCTGAAATGGAAGGTAAAATTGGTTCAGTTGAATTAGAATCTTCTGATCAATTACCAACTACTTGGGGTCAGAAGAAAGATGCCATTATGCAATTGTTACAGGCTGGTAATCCTGAAGTAATGGCAGCATTATCTGCACCTGAAAATATAAATATGCTCGCTGAGGCAATTGGTTTGGATGACTTTATTTTCCCAGGTGAAGATGATAGACAGAAGCAGTATGAAGAAATTAGTGTTCTTACGCAATCCGAACCATTTATGGATGCGACAGGACAAGAAGTTTCTTCAGTGCAAGTGGAACCATTAGTTGATAATCATGAAGTTGAAGCTGGAATTTGTCGCCGTTGGTTAGTAAGTGATGCTGGTAGATTAGCCAAAACAGAGAATCCAAGTGGTTATAAAAACGTCTTATTACATATGAAAATGCATATGGACGCTTTGCAGGCTATGCAACCACCTCCACCAATGGGACCACCTACAAAGCAACCATTAGCAGCAAAATTACCACAAGGAGCTAGCAATGCAACTATTCAATAAGTTCTTTCATATTTATTTCGCAGCCGAAGGTGATAGCGGTGGAGGTGGGTCTATCGCCGAAATGATTGATTTAATGGGCTCCGATGATAATCCAGAAGAAGACTCAGAAAAAGTTGTCACTGATACTGAAGGTGTGGATTTATTATCAGATGATAAAGGGAAAGATAAGAAAGACGCGAAAGTTGAAGACGATAAAGAAGATGATAAGAAAGAAGATGATGACGAGGAAGTTGAATTAAGTGATGAAGAATTAGATGATATTTCTGATTTTAGTAGGAAGGAATTCTTAAAGGCTTATCCTGATGCTTTTAAGAAATTTCCTCAATTAGAGCGTGCATTCTATAGGGAACAGAAATACGCTGAAATTTATCCGACGATTGAAGACGCTACAGTCGCGCAAGAGAAAGCGCAGAATTACGATAAGTTTGAACAGTCTTTAATGAAGGGTGAGAATACAACTATTCTCAAATCTCTTAAGGATGCTGATAATGCAGCATTCGCTAAGGTTGTTGATACTTATCTTGATGCATTAGGACAGGTTGACAAGGAAGCTTATTATCATGTGATTGGAAATACCTTTAGGTCTGGTATTTCTGCAATGGTAACTGAAGCTGAAAGAATCGGTGGGGATGATGGACAGGCATTAAAGAATGCTGCATTAATTCTCAATCGATACATGTTTGGAACTAGCAAGTATACAGCACCATCTAATTTCAGCAAAGAACCTGTTAAGAATGAAGAACAGGATAGATTGAATGCTGAAAAGCAAGCGTTCATGCAGGAACGATTTGATAATACATTAACTGAGTTAAGCACGCGCAGTCGTAATATTATTAAGCATACTGTCTCAGAACATATTGACCCGAAAGATAGTATGACGGATTATGTGAAGCGGGTTGCTATTAATGAAGCAATTGAGAGCGTTGAAGCATCAATTGATAGTGACGCGCGCTTCAAGTCACAATTAGATAAACTCTGGGAAAAAGCATTTGAATCGAAATTCTCTCCGGCGTCAATAAAAGCTATCGAGCGCGCTTATCTTAACAAAGCGAAAACTTTTCTACCCGCAGCTATTCAAAAATCCCGTAATGCAGCCCTTAAGGGATTGGGCAAAAGAGTAACTGAGGATAGAGAAGAAGTTAAGAAAAAGGGACCAGTTTCTGTAAATAGGCCAGCCACAGCCAGCGATAAGGGCGATAATAAAACTGTTCCCAAGGGTATGAAAACTTTTGATTTCTTAAATAGTGATTAATAGGGGCTGAAAATGGCATTAGTTGAATCACAGGTAACAGCTCTTGAATTAGAGCGTGTTATCCCAAAGATTCGCGTTCTTTTTGAGCGTGATGATAAGTTTTACGCTAACATCAAGAAGCGCGATGTCGAAAAGATTAGCAATCGTCAGATGCGTGTTCCTCTGGAATTACGTCCTGGTGGTTCTTTCCAGTATTTCTCTGCTGATGGTGGAGATTTAGGACGTGGCGGTGGCCCGACATTCGATAAGGCTGTATTAACTTCTGTATTCATGTCAGAGAATATCGAATACACGAAGTTAGCACAGTGGGCCACAGATGATGAGCGGAAGTCAATTGTTAATTCCGTTCGTCGTTTAACAGCGACTGCATTAGATGAATTGCGTAGACAGTTAGATGCGCAAATGATGCAGTCTGGTAATGGTGTTGTTGCAACTGTTACCAGTGTTTCTACATCTGGTGGTTCTGATACATATACTTGCACAACCGACGGATTTGGCGTGCGGCTGGTGCGATTTGGTCAGACAATTCAGTTGTATGATACAACGCTAGCAACATTACGTGGTTCTGCGCTTATTACTGGATGGGACGTTGAAAACAAGACAATTACTGTAACGCCATCCATTACTGGTGCAACTGGCACGGACTTAGTTGTTGTTTCTGGTATTTCTTCGCCAAGTTCTTTACCTGGATTATTTGGAATTCCGTATCATCATTCCAATGCATCCACTGGAACATGGTTAGGATTTACTCGTAGCACAACTCCTGAAATTCGTGCGAACCGCGTGAATGCTCTTTCCAGTTCATTATCTTTACCACTTCCTAGATTAGCAATCAATAAGATTGGTAATCGTGTTGGTATTGATAATAATTTCACGCCATCTGCATGGATGCATCCTGCTCAGAAGCAGGCTTATGAACAGATTGGTCAGTTAGTTTCAATTATTCATAAGCAGCCAAAGGATGAATCTCTCGATATGTATTTCGAGAGTATGCAAATGGCTGGCGCGCCTGTTAAAACATCTTTCAACTGGGATAAAACACGAATTGATTT